ACCTCGTTCATGGAGGGGCGCCGGAGGTGTCGGGTCTGACATAGCGTTCAGGTTCCTTGCTTGTTGCGCTGCTCTCTCAGCAGCAGGTCGCGAGTGCTGACTTGCAGCAACTCAACGATCTTGGTGCCCACGAAGCGGCGCCCCTCCATGAACGAGGTGGCGTCCGGCATTCCGGGCTGAAAGCTCTGGTCGTAGGTGGCGGCGGCCTGCTTGATAACGAAGTCGAGCGCGCGCTTCTGTTGGATGGCGTCGGCCGTGCCCGCAGCAAGCGCCTGCAGGGCCGAGGCGTCCGCAACGTCCCAGTCGCAGCGGAAGTACGGCGGGGCCTTCTTGGTGACGGGCTGGGCGGACTTCATGCGCTCCCCGGCTCCTTCACGGTCTCTGTATGGTCCGCATGCACGGTGATTCTCCGACACCAGATACAGCCGGCTTTCTGAGCCTCGACCGCGTCATCGCTCTGCAGCGCGCATCGCGGCGGCCCCTGACAGACGATAATCTCAGCAAGGTCTTCGTCGGCCATCACGCCATCCCGAAGCTGGGCGAGGCCTGAGCCGACGTTGCCGCCGCTTCCGCCCCGGTCTTGGCGATCTCCGTCCCGCGCTGCATCAACTCCAGAAGCTGCTGCTGCTGCTGCTGGGCCTGCTGGTTCGAGATCATCTTCTCCACCGTGGCCTCAGTGCGCAGCCATTCGGCCGGGGCGACGGCGTGCAGGACATCGCGGGTCGCCTTCTGGCCATCCATGATGAACGCCGTGGTCGGGTCGTTCGCCTGAGCCGCGGCGATGATCTGCTGGGCTTCGATGAACATGCCCGCTTTCGCCTTTTCGGACGCGGCCTTCAGCGGGCTTTCGAACTCGAACTGGCGCTCCATGCCCATCAAGGAGCGCGGCAGGGCGTTGCGCATCTCCGGGCTGTTGCGGAACAGAAGCTCGAACGTGTCGTCGCAGAGCCAGCCGTTGTAGTCCGTCTCGACCGGCTCAAAGAGCGGGAGGGCGTTGCGGACGTACTCCTGCACGCGCTGGGCGACCTCGTAGGCCGTCATATTGGGGCCGCCGACTGGGGGAAGGTCCAACTTAGACAGGAAGACGGCGTCCTTCAGCCCAAGGCGGATGTCGCGCACCAATTCCAGCGCGAAGGCCAAGCCTGTCTTGTCCTGCGTGATCGGCCGCAGGGCCTCGCCCAGCTTCTCGTCGTACTCGTTGCTCACCCACGTCTGGCCGCCAGCATAGAGCGCCACGTCGGAGCGGATGGCATCCTCTGTCAGGACCACGGGCGGGTTGACCGCCTTCTCTCCCGCCTCAAGCAGGACCAGCGTCACGGCTTGCAGCAGGCGCGCATCCGGCAACGCCGCGACCATGGCGGCGGAATGGGCGTACTGCGAGCCGGAAACCGTCTGCCAGCGCGGGATGACATAGCCCCGCGTCCACTGCCCAACGCACTCCATTTCGAAGTTGTCGTTGTCGACGTCGATGTAAAGCGAGACCCACGGCTGCTTGACCTCCTTGCCGCCGGGCATTTCCCGGTAAAGGTCGGACGGGATCACGCAATGCCAGATGTTGACATCGGCAAACGGCTCCTTCGCGATCTTCTCCTCGACCTTGCGGTGAATCTTCTTGAACATCCGCTTGAGGTGGAGGGCCGGGATCTTGTCCTTGCGATAGATCGTGTCGATTTGCCCCGTAACGCCCTCCTTCCATGCCATGTCGCGGAGGTGGCGGTCGCGGTACAGCAGATGCGGGACGCTGCCGTCCTTGGGGCGGTACAGGTCAAGCTGGATGGCCGCCTGCCCGAAGGTCACATAGTCATGGTCCGCCTCACGCGCGGCGCGCACGAAGCCCGCGTTGCGGTCGTACATGGCGTTGCGCTGCAGGTCCGTCGCCCAGTCGAGATACTGGCGGGCCTCGGTATCCTCCTTGTCCGGCCGGCTGGTGCGGTTCTTGAACCACGGCTTGGCCGTCGTGCGCAGCATCGACGAGAAGGTGTTGCCCAGGTCCCGGCGCGCGACGATCGGGAACGACGTCATCAGGTGGCCGGCGAGGTCGTCGCCCATGTTTCGGGTAACGGTGAAATCGCTTCTTTCCGGATAGAACTGATCGGCGAGTTCCTGAAAGTAGGACATCAGGCCCGGCCGGTCGAACAGCTTGTCGCCCTGCTTGCGGACCTCTTCTATGAGGCCCATGCGGGAGGCGGAATCGGTGGAGGCGTCGAGCGGCATGGCCCTAACCGAGCGTATCGCCATCGCCCAGCACGGTAGAAACCCGCGTGGTCGAGTTGGCGCGGGCGCGGGCGTTCTTCCTCGTCTGCTCGCGCTTCTGGGCTTCAGGGTCCGCCTGCGGCATGACCGGGGGCGCGGGAGGCGTCGGAGGTGCCTGCATCTGTGGCATGCTGGGGCGCCCGCCGCCGAAAAGACTTCCCATGGCTATCTCCTTGTCCGTCGTGCCGACTGATGGCCCAGGACCACCTGCGGGCGCCTGCCTGCCATGGCGGCAAAACCGCCTTGGATGTTTGCCTGCTTGACGCCGTCACTCCACGCCATGACGACCGCGTCGCCCTTGTCGGTGGAACGGCCAAGGCGGTCACAGACGTCTTCCTTGCTCTCGACCTTGACCGCCATACCGCCCCGGAAACTCACGTTCTCACAGGTCGGCGCGGTCAGGTCGGCGACAAGCTCCTGATCTGGCGGTAGGGAGATCGGGGAGCCGCCCGGCTGGTCCGGGTCCAGCGCCTCCCGGAATCGCCAGATGACTTCCGTGCGCTTGTTGTAGAACGCCATCTGCCGGTCGCGCGTGCGGGCGCCGGACGAACCCGCGCCCTTATAGGCGATGGTCTCGACGCCGTTGGCCTTCAGGTGTTCGTAGATGCCGCCGCCGTAGCCGCCGCCCATGTCGACGATTACCTTTGCGGTATCTCGACGATGGCTGACCACGATGCCGGCGCAGTGAGTGCCGATGCGATCCTTGGGGATTTCCTTGCCGGGAATCGCGACCAGCGGGCCGTACCAGCCGTCATAGCGGGGCGCGATAATCATGGGATCGTCACCGCCGCCCGAGCAGTCGACGCCCATGGCGCACATCGGGACACCGCCGGGCGGGTCCTTGGTCCAGCGCTGTTGCGCGGCATGCACCCACGCCGTCGGGATCACCTGGTTGTCGGCGTCCCGGAAGGCCGTGCGGAACCCGCCCATGAGCTGAGAGCGGAACGGCTCTGGCATGGCGTCGAGTTGCCGTTCGTAGTCCGTCGCCGCGTAATAGGGGTTGTCCCTCACGGATGCCGGGATGTAGGTCCGCGACGTCGGCCGGATGGACTTGCCGCGAATCTCGCGCGTGTCGTCCGGGCCTTCGACCCACTCGTCATTGCCGTCTTCGTCGGACACGACCCAGCGCAGTTCCGCAGGCTTGGCGGGCCAAGGGTACTTCGGATCAAGCCACGGCGCGAACATCTTGGTGACCCACAGGCCCTCAGCAGAGAGCGGCGGGTTTGTCGCCAGCACGGTTCGGCAGCGCTGGCCGGGCGTCTCGGTGCGGACCCAGCCCATCAGGAAGCGGATTTGCGACTCAGCGAAGTGGGTGGCCTCGTCGATGCCCAGCAGGTCGCGCCCCTGCCCCATGGTTCCCTGCTCGTCGCCGATACGCTGGGCGGCCCGGAAGTTGATGATCTGCTTCTCGGAGATGCGTAGGCGCGGCGGGGGCGAGCCATTGAAGCCCTGCCGCCCACCGTTCAACTTCAGCGCGTCCTCAATCAGGCGATCAAGGTCCGCGTACTCGCGACGCATGATCAACGAGCGCTCATGCTCGTTGAAGGCCAGCCCAAGGATGAGCTGAGACTTCCCGCCACCCGGCTCGCCGCCGTACAGCAGGCAATCGGCCTCAGAGAAGTAGGCTTGCGTCTGGGGGCCGGGATTGGGGATCCAGCGCTTTCCCTTCACCCCCTGCCTCACCAGCCCCTTGATCTTCTCCATTTCCTCAGGCGGAAGCGCCGAAAAGGTCGCCAGGATCTCCCCTAGCAACCCTCCGGTCTCAGCGCGCGAGGCAGCGGCGTCCACGGTCCTAGCTGATCGTCAGCCAGAAGAGATCGTTGCGGCAGCTATTGCTGCTGGACTGGACGCTCCAGGTCGCCTTCACGGTGATGATGTTCGCAGCCGTCGTGTCGATGGCCGTGGAGGCGAGGATTTCATCGACGCGGCTCGCCGTCAGAGACGCCGCCGGCACCTTGGTATGGCTGGAGTTCGCCACGAACGTCCCGCTGGCGCCGATGGTGCGGATAGCGATGGACGCCTCGCCGGCAAAGATCGCGTTGTTCGCCACGTCGGTCGCCGTGCCGGTCGCAATGGCCGTCGAGCCCAAGTAGGCCTTGATCAGCAGCGTATCGGTCGAGTTGGTGGCCGTCGCGATGCCCTGCCAGCCGAAGCGGATCAGGGAGCCCGCGCGGAGCATCTTGGCCGGGATCGTGTAGGTGGCGTTATCGAACGCCGTTTCCACGGTCGTGTTGCTGATGGCCGTCGAGGCGGCAACCGCATTCACGGCCAACATCGGAACGACAGCGTCCCACTTGGGCAGGACAAGCCGGTCGGTGCGGGAAAGGCCGAGCCGGCGGCCATGCAGGGAGGTCAGGATCTTCGGGGCGAAAGCCATTGTACGCTACTCCAGTTGCTGTTGCTTTAATGCTTCATCGGAGGTGCGGCGGGTGCCGCTGGTGCCGTCCCTGCTTCTCGGCGACCGAGGGCAAGGACGAACGCGAGGCCGCGAGCAAGCTCAAGCGGCGTGGTGTCGTTGGTTTCGAGGGTGATCTTGTTCTCTACCTGCTCGACGAACGGATTGGCGTTCTGCAGGGTCCGACCGAGCAATTCGACTGCCTTCAGGGCGGACGGGTAGACGGCGTCATCAAACGCCGCGTCCTTGATCTTGACCACATCGCGGATCAAGTCTTCGGCGCAAATCTCCAGCTTCGCGGCGATCTTCTGCTGGCCCTTCGCGACCGCTTCAGCGACTGAAGTTTTCTTAAGTAGCTGGTGGCCGATCTGCTCCGCAGTCTTTGCCGAGTACCCAGCACGAATGGCCGCCTGAGTGGCGTTCAGGTCCTTCAGGTATTCGGCGACGAAACGCTGTTGCTTCGGATTGAGGGCCATTGCCCGCGCAAGATAACCCCGCGCGGGTGAAACTATGACCTCTGGTCCTTACTGGGTCTTTTCTGGCGCCCGCCGCCTGCGGAAAGCATCAAGGGCCTCGTCCAGGCCCATGCGAGCGGTACCATTGTTGATTGCAGCAATGCTGGCTGCACAAAACGTGCCCGCGGCGGGTCGGTTCAAAAAGCGAACAACACTCCTTGCACGCCATCGGGGTTGCAGTCCTGCTCACGCCACTTCCACCACCGGCCTCCGGGCCGTCCATTTGGTCCACGCTTCACCACGCACACGCATACGCCTACGCTTGGGGTCCAATACCCCCAGAACTTCGATCTCGATCAGCCCCCGTGCCTGCACCTCTCCCAGCACCACCCACACCTGACGCCGGGGGATGCAGGTCCATTCCATGACCTCCCGCCGCGTCGGGCAGGGTTTCCCCACATGCGCCCGGATCATCATCAGGATCGCGTTGTCGAGCGGGCTGGTCGGCGTGACGCGCGCCCTGTCCTCCCGGTATTCGCGGGCGGTGACGTTGGGGATCAGGGCGTTCGGTGCCTTCATCGCCACGCCTTTCGAAATGGGCGGTACTCGCCGCGGCGGCGGGCGGCAAATTGAGCGTGCTTGCCGGCCATCGAGGCCCCGACACTCGACGGCATCACCGTGATTATCGTCCCGTGTGGATGTCGGCTCCCATTGGCCGGCGGTCGGTAGACTATCCATAGGACCCGCTCCTGCTCGATGAGGACGTGGAAATGCGTGCCGTCCGGCTTCCCTCCCGTATGCCCCTCGCCTTTCAGGCAGCGCTTGGACAGGCGGACGACGTCGGCAATCGACAGGTCGATCCCGTAGCGCTCCTTAGCTCGCACGACGCAGTGGAGAACGGGACCGTCCGGCATGAAGCTATCCCCTCTTCAGTGTATCGGAGTCGGAGGGGGACCAGGGGCGGCGTGATTTGGTCATTTATGGTGTCCTGACCTTTGCCTTGTCGGGCTCTGTGCCATCTGTGGGGGAGAGCATGCGATGCAATCCGCCATCGGCCGGATGGACGTTCATGCTGCGGCATTCGGGGCAATTTAGGCCAAAGCGGTTGCCGCCCGCGCGCGGCTCATGGCCGCCGCTCACCCTGAGTTTCCCCGCCGAAAACTTTGCGAAGCACTCTAGGCAAGCCCATTGTTCTTGAAGGTTCATTGCTCGAAGCCTTTCTGTTCAGGGGATGGGTGGGGGTGCCTGACCTTTGGTGGTCGGTCATTCGGTGCCATCTGCCACGGGCATCAGGAACTTGATCCGATATCGACGCCCCCTCTCGCGCAGCTCCTGCTCGCAGAAGCGCCGAAAAGCGGCTTCGTGCAGTTCGCCCGGCAACATGTCGATGGCGGTGCCCATCATGCCGCCCTTCCATGAGCCCTTCTCAGGGCCGACCTCGTCGGAAAATTCGAGGTTGAGGCTGCGGCGGATCTTCGGTCGGCGGAACCACGACAGCCACTTGAACCAGCCCTCGCCGGCTCGCCATTCGCGTTCCTCGATGCGCGTGGTGGCGACGATCACCTTCCCGTCGTAGTCCTCGAATGAAAAGCGCGCGGTTGGGCAAGCCTCCTCCAGCGCTTTCCACGTTGCGTAGTCGGCGCGCTCCGGCACGGTTTCGAAAATGCGCCCGTCAAGGCCGTACAGCGAGCGCCGGACGTGCCGCCACTGCGTCCAAGGCAGGAAGCCACCCCAATTCTGGTCGGTGCTGCTGTCGTGGGTTACGCGGCCGTAATAGACCGTGTAATGGCCGTCGCTCAGGCTCACGCCGTACTGGCGCGGGTCCATGCGCCAGTACCAGTCACGCCCAAGACGCTGGACCGTCTCAGCATCCCAATTGGTCTGCACCTTCTCGCGCCACGGGCGGATGATCTGCGGCAGGACCACGATCAACGTCGCCTTCCCGAGGCTGATCCGCAGCGTGCATTGTCCAGTCTCGGTGTCGTCATCGCCGCGTGACCTGAGCACAACCGCCCAATGCGGATACGAGTTGCTGTATGACCATGTGAACGGCCCGAAATAGCGATCATCGTCGCCCCAGCGTGCAGCCTTCATCGTTATGGTTCCTTTCATGTTCAAGCGTTACTTGGGCCAGTTTCTGTTTCGCTGCCGTCCGCGTGGAAAGCGATCCGACGGCACCAAACACAGCCAGCCACCTGTGCCTCATAGGCTTGATCGCCCTGAAGGCTGCAGAGCGGTGGTCCGGCGCACACGATCACCATCTGCGGCGACTCGTCTTGCTCCCTCATGCGTTCCCCATGGTCTTGAGAGAGGCGGTCGGCATGGCGTCCTGTCGCCAGTCGTTCAGAACGGCGGGCGGAACGCGACAGCCCTGCTCGGTCGGATCCGGCCCCCAGTCGCCACGGTTCCAGTAGCGGCCGGGACGCCAGCCGCGCGTGCGGGCGCGCCACTGGCTGTCATCGTCGCGGGAAGTCGGCAACCCCGCTGTGGCGCCAGTTTTAGTGGGCTGCTGTCGACGGAAATTGCTCTCGTTCCGGCACCAGTACTGCCAACCCTTTTCCCAATCGAGCGCGAGCGTGCCCTTGCTCTGGTGGTGAAGCTTAAACCGAGTGAACGTGTCTACCGGGTCCGCACAACCCTGTGCTCTGGCGTATTCCAGTCTCTCAGGCGTCACCACGAAATCATCCGGCAACTTGGATTTGCGCTTTGCCTTCCCGCCATCGGCGGAACAATCGTTAGATTGTTTTTCCTTTCCTTCCCCTTCCTTTCCTTCCCTTCCTACCTGCGTGTCACTGACGCGTGACTGACGCGTGCCTGACGCGTCGTTGGGGGCGGGCAAGGTCGACGCGGACTCTCTTGGATTGACGTGCTGATGCTTGGAGAAAGTGGGGATGTGCGCCAGGGTATCGCCATACATGACGACTAGTCCGGCTTCCCTTAGTTCCTCGCAAACTGCATCGATCTCGCAGTCATCCTCTGGCAGGTAACGGCGCTTGAAGGTGCGGGGCGCCCAGACCATGCGGCCTTCCCGATCTGCCTCGCACCAGAGGCCGACATACAGCAGGCGGGCCAGCGGGCTCAGCGAGCATGTATCGTCGCTTGTGAAAAACTCCGGCTTTATGGTGCGAATCCTAGCCATGGTGCGCCTCTAGGGTGGTGTGGATCGCCTGCTCCCGGCTCATGCCGCGGTTGACCAGCATGGCGACGATCTTGCGTTTCCCCCTGCCTTTGGGCCTGCCCATCTTCCGGGGCGGCCAGCCTTCACGGCGGGCAAGGTGGGTGATCTGGTCCCGCGTGGTGTGGTTGCGAATCGCTGCCTGCCACGTCGGGATCATGGGATTGAGATAGTCGCGCTTAAGCCGCGCCAGCCGCTCACCCGTCCACTTCGGACGCGGCGGCGTGCGGTCGGCCCACTCGCTCGACAAGAACGCGCGGACCTGACGGTAAGGCGCTCCAGCGACCTTGCAGCACGTCACCAGCGGGACACCGGCAATCCGCAGGCCGCATACGGTCGCTATCTGGCATTTGGTAAGGCGGTTCATCGACTAGTCTCTGCGACAAAGCAGAGTGGATCGCCAGCGCCCAGGGGAACGAGCGAGGATTGTCGAGTGCTCACAGCCACCACCACACGCCGAAGGCGACGGCAAAGCCCACCAGCACCAGAGTCATAGCCACAGGCGGCCTTTCCTGAGGCGCGGGCGCGATCGAGATCGGCATAACCGGCGGCATCTTGGGGAACCAGGAATTGCTCATGCTGCGATCCTCGTAAGGTCTGCGGCGGGAATGGGTTGGGAGGCGGACCAGATCTCAATCAGGGTGCCCTTTACCGGCCCGAAGGCGGCGTGAATCTCGATCACGTTCCGGTCGTCGGCGATGCGGCCAGCCTGCACGAGGAGGTCGATCACGGGCTTTTGAAGGTTGTCGAGGTCCGCCTTCGTCTGCACGCGACTGTAGGTCATGCGGATGCGGGTCTTGCCGGGGACGTGCCAGCCGCATTGCTTGCGCAGCTCGAAGTGGCACTTGGTCAGCCACGCGGTATAGAGCGGCGTCTTGATCCGGCCCTTGCGCTTCACGTTGAAGAAGATGTTGTTGAGCGAGGGTGGCACCGTGCAGAGCCACAGGGCGCCCTTCTCCACCGGATCGCCGTCGAGCAGCCTGGGGATCATGCGGTGAGCGGTCACGCCTTCACCTTCCACACGATGGCATTGCGCCCGCTGTCGTTCTTGCGGCGCGTGCCTGTGTCCTCGATGAGGTTGGCGCGGAGGAGTTCGGTGAACCTCGGGCGAATGCTCAGCACGCTCTCCCTCAGGTACGCGGCGCACTCGTCCGCGGTGCTGCCGGTCATTCCCCAGCGCCGAACATAGGCAAAGCATTTGTTCCGCAGGATCGCAGCGCGAGGCTTCACCGCCTCCGCTGCGGCTATGGAGGTGGAGACGCCGCGGTGGCCGGGGGTGCCGTTGTAGGGCTGCCAGTCGAGCAAGGGAGCTTCGCTCATGCTGCCTCCTGTGCCGCGGAGCGGCGGAGATGGGCCGGGATCGGCGGCATATCGCTGTCGGTGAGCGCCGCAAGCTTCTGCGTCTGCTCCTGTTCACGGCGGCGAGCCTCGCGTCTTACCTCACGGCGCGCTTCGATGGCGGCCTCGTGAGCCTCGCGAACGGCGGTGACGGCTGCCCACGTTGCGCCGCTGGGCAGGATGAATGCGCGCTGGCCCTCGTTCTGGACGAGGTCCAGAATTTCGCCGGTAGCAGCGTCGTGCGGTGGCAGCCACTCGCCAAGGTCGCCGGCTTCCATCTCGCGGGTCGCGGACAAAGCGCGGACACCCAACTCCTTGTAGAGACTTGTCTTTCCGATGCTGTAGAGCTTCGCGCTCTGCCTCGCGGACAGTTCGCCGGACTCGACGGCGGCCACAGCCAGGTCAAGCGCGTGCAGGTATTCCTCGCGCTTGCTGTCGCGCTCTGCCCGCTTGTCCTTGTCCATGAGAGCTTCGCGCGCCACGAAGCGGAGCGTGGTCGGGTCGAGCCCTGCCACCTCCTTCGCCTCGCGGCATACGTCCGTCACGTCGGAGCCGATGGCCTTCTGCTCAAGCATGAGCGCCTTGACCCGCTCGACGTACGGCTTGACCCGCTGGGTGTCGGCGGGGCGCGGCTTTGCTTTGGCTTTGATCATTTCGCGATCCCCTTCTCTGCCGTGGGGCTGGGCCATGGATGGGAGAGGGTGCAGGCGGCCTCGTCTCGCTTGTCCGCCTCGCGGCCCCAAAGCCTTGCCTCGGCGTAGGTAAAACCGGCGGCGGTGAGGAATCCGCCGGCTGCGAGGGCCGCGCCGATCCCGTGCCATGTCTCGTACCTAAGCGCGCACAGGACGGTAACGGCCAGCAGCGCAACCGCTCCACGGCCAGGAGCGCCTCTATGGCGGCTGGCGGGTCGAGATAGAAGTCGTAAGCCCAGCGCTTCCTCATTTTCCCAGCACCTCCAGCGCCCTCGCCAAGGGGAGGTCGTCAAAACGCTTCCGGATCGAATTTTTAGGTCCGTATTTGTTGGCGCCGGTCGGGTGGTCCGGGCAGTCGATGTGTTGAATTGTGACGGATTCGGTGATCGCGAAGTAAGCGACGCGCCTGATGTCGAGGGCGACCAGAGCGATCAGATCCGTGTCGGCGGCCGAGTATCGCCTTACCCCAGACTTCGATCTGGTAATCGCAAACTTGTAGCAGGGCCTTGTTCCCATCCGGCCGGGACGCGACTTCGCGAAGCGCGTCGATTTCACTGCAACGCGGAGCAGCCGCCCAGAAACGTCGACGACAAGGTCGTAGGACAGTTGGGCTGCGGCGATCGATGCCCTGTACCCTTGAAGTATGAGATCGGCGCACGCGATGTGCTCGCCTGCTGAGCCAATGGCGAGAGCATCGAAGGCGGCGCGCTTGTTCGCGGTGTCCGTCATGCTCCGACCTCGGCAAAAAGCGGCGAGTCGGACTTGATCCGACGCTCGGCAATGGCGGTGTATTCGGGGTTCAACTCGATCAGCACGGCGTCACGTCCCAGCCGATCGGCAACGAGTCCCGTGGTGCCGGCGCCGCCGAAGGGGTCGAGCACCAACCCGCCCTTTGGACAGCCGGCCAGAATGCAGGGCTCGATCAGCGCCGGCGGGAAGGTCGCGAAGTGCGCTTCCTTGAAGGGCTGCGTTGCGACGGTCCACACCGAGCGCTTGTTGCGCTTGCCGCCCCGGCCGACCTCGTCGAGACCGGATTGATCGCTGCTCTCCAGGCCGGCATGGCGCGGCGGCACGCCCCTCACCCGCGGCGCCGCATCGTTGGGTACGCCCTTGCTCGACCGGTCCGGTCCGTTCGCCCCGACGAGTTTGCCGACCGCCTTCATGCGGCCGTTGGTCTTGCCCGGCACGCGCTCGCTGCCGGCCTGCTGGTCCAACTTCGGCTGCGACAACCGATCGATGCTCGACGGTGCCAGGCCCTCGGCAATCGCCTCCGCGTCGAAGTGGTACCGCCCGCTCTTGCTGAGCAGGAACAGATACTCGTGAGCCTTGGTGCAGCGATCCGTCACCGACTCCGGCATCGGGTTCGGCTTCGACCAGATGATGTCCTGCCGCAGGTACCAGCCATCTTCCTGCAGCGCGAAGGCGACGCGCCACGGGATGCCCATCAAGTCTTTAGTCTTATAACCTTGCCCTATGACCCGGCGCGCGCCCGCCGCGTCTCCGCTCCGTGTGGTCCAACCACCTACATCGGCAGTCTTACTGGCGCCGCTTGGCGCGCTGGTGCCCGTGGCATAGCTGTCACCCAGATTGAGCCACAGCGTCCCGTCCGCGCGCAGCACCCGCCGCACCTCGCGGAACACATCGACCATCACCTCAACGAACGCCGCCGGCGTCGCCTCCAGCCCGATCTGCCCCGCCATGCCATAATCGCGCAGCCCGAAGTACGGCGGCGACGTCACCACGCACTGCACGCTCTCGTTGGCCAGCGTCTTCAGCTGCTCGCGGACATCGCCCAGGAGGATGGTGACAGTCATGCCGCTCTCCCGAACAGGTCGCGCTGTGTGGCTTCGTTCGATCGCCGCCGGGCGCTCTTGGCCCACTGCAGCAGGACCGGCGCGAACCAGGTCCCACGGCGCCGTCGGGCCTCAGCGAGGTAGACGCGGGCGCAGTGGCGATTGATGTCGCGTTCGGAGGTGAGGCGCTGGGCCTCGCGTCGGGCGCGGCGGGTGTCGTAGGCGGCGGGCTTCGTCATCGGATCGACCCGTCGGCCAGGCCATCGACGACGCGCTGTGTCCATTTGTCGACGGGCGTGCTGCTGACGAATCTCAGGTGCTTCGCGCAGGCCCACGGATCACCTGAGCCCGGCGGTCCTGTGAACAGCGACACCCCGTCCTTGAGGCCGAAGCCACACACGGCGCAGACCTTGCCGCTCCGGCGAATGGAGAACACAGGCACGCCCTTCACGGCAGCCCCGCCAGAGCGGCGGCCAGCACGAGATCGAACTCGTCACCCTCGATCGGCCAGAACTCCGCCCGCAGCAGCCCGAGCAGCCGGCGCGCCTTGATCGCGGCGAAGTAGGAGTCGCGGTCGAGCCCTGCCACCTCCTTCGCCTCGCGGCATACGTCCGTCACGTCGGAGCCGATGGCCTTCTGCTCAAGCATGAGCGCCTTGACCCGCTCGACGTACGGCTTGACCCGCTG